ATGTCAGCACCAAGAACGCCGAATCTACAGGAAGGGAAGCTAATAAAAGAGATTGATTTTCAAATCCTTATGTGCAAGGAAAAAATCAAAAACCATGAAAAAAGCATTGCAAAGATTAAACGGATGGCCGGCATGAATGGCCCGTCTGGTATTGGTTCGGTTGACCTTTCCGGGATGCCGAAAGCCGGATTCTCACACATGGATTTCCCGGACGCAATCGCTTTGATCGCAAAAGATGAAGAATACATAGAACAGGAAAAGGCAGCAATAAAGGCATTGAGGAAGCGCAAGCGGAATCTGATTAAGGCCGTGGAGATTTTAGACGGCACGGAGCAGAACATATTTATTTACCGTGTCCTGTACGGAATGACACAGGATGCCGCCGCTGAAGCCATAGGCGTTTCATCCCGGCAGCTTCAGAGAATCGAAAAGCAGATGAAAGAGAATACAAAGGTTTTTGAATTGTAAAAAGTGCAATTTTTTGATTCGATTTTTTGAACGATTTTTTGAAGCACTTTTTTAGCAATGAAAATCAAAGAAAATCCAGTAAAATCAAGGCTTTTCACAAAAAATCAATGTCGTGTTTTATGTCGTGAAATATGTCGTGGAAATGTCGTGTTTGTTATGTTATAATGGGTATAGTTAAAAGTGTGCGGAGCAGCCCCGTTGTGGGCTGCTTTTTCGTTACCAGAAAAGGCATACTTGCGGATATGCCTTTCACTGCAAAGGGGGCATATTGATGAATACGGTTGAGCCGATTCGGGATATAGAAGTTGTATTGGACATTGCGGACTATCTCAAAGAGAGAAACCGCCGGGATTATGTGATGTTCATGTTTGGCATTTATTCGGGTTTGCGGATATGCGACATTCTGCAATTCCGTGTCCGGGATGTCCGGGATAAAGACCATATATCCCGGAGGGAGAAAAAGACGCAAAAGGAAAAGCGATTCCCGATAAACCGGGAATTAAAGAAGATTCTGAATGAATACATAGCGGACAAAAAGGACTATGAATTTCTCTTTAAGAATCCGCATGAGCCAAACAAGGCCATTACAAGGCAGCAAGCATATAACATATTATCGGCCGCCGGGAAACAGTTTGGGCTTGACAGCATAGGAACGCACACGCTGCGAAAGACATTCGGCTATCATTTATACAAACAGACAAACGATGCGGCCTTGCTGATGGATATATTCAACCATTCCGACATCCATATAACATTAAGATATATTGGGGTAAATCAGGATTGCAAGGATAAGGCATACAACAATCTATCATTCAAACGGTAGGCATATTACACGCTGCTTTCGGACGAAAAATCGGAAAGCTTTTTTTATTTTGCCTACGGCTTGACATATTAAGGCATTGTCAAATGGCATGGGATGATTTCGTCCGCCTTAAATAGAAGTGAAGCTTGAAAAGACTATTTTACAAAATATTAGATATGTCAATAGAATGTGGATGCGCCGGAACGCCCGAACACGAACAGGCGTTTGCTATCGCAAGCCCGAACAACATAGGTTCTTTTATCGAACAAATGTTTGTTGCGGGTCTGCGAGGCCCAAAATCTTTCTAGGCACAGAAAAAAAATAACAAAAGTTGCCGTTTCCGATGGGAGGGGTACAGATGGCAAAAAAAACCACGCCGCCGGACGGCGGAGCAGCAGACAGCATAAAGACAACAGACATTAGCGCAATCACGGTAAACAGTGCCGCCCTTGAAAAGATAATAGGCGTGTCTGACAGGCGCATCCGGCAGCTTGCGGAGGAAAATATCATCATCCGGGCAGCAAAGGGGCGGTATAAGCTGATGGATTCCATCACGAACTATATTTTGACCTTAAAGGTACAGATGGAAGCCAACAATGCGGAATCCGTGGATGGGGAAATCGACTTGGAGGAAGAAAAAGCCATCCATGAAAGGGTAAAGCGGCACATTTCGGAGCTGAAGCTTCAGACCATGAGGGGGGAACTCCACAAATCGGAGGATGTGGAGCGTGTCATGATGGATATGCTTGCATCGGTTAGGGCAAAGCTTCTTTCCATGCCTACGAAATTAGCCCCTATTCTGGTATCAAGGAGCGAGATTGACTTTGTTAGGAATACGATTAACCGGGAAGTAATGGAAGCCCTTAACGAACTAAAGGACTATAACCCGAAAGAATTTTATAGTGATGAATATGTGGCGGTAGGAGATGAAGAAAGCGATGAAAGAGAGGAAAATTGACAGCAAGACATTAAACCTTTTCCGCAACATTGCAAAAGCGCTTTCTCCGCCGCCGGAATTGACGGTAAGCCAGTGGGCGGACAAATACAGGAAATTATCGCCGGAATCATCTTCAGAGCCGGGGCAGTGGAATACAGACCGTGCGCCCTATCAGCGCGAGATCATGGATGCGGTTGTGGATTCCGCCGTGGAAACGGTTGTTATTATGTCATCCGCACAGGTGGGGAAAACCGAATTGATATTGAATACAATCGGGTATTACATAGATTACGACCCGGCCCCGATTCTCTGCTTGCAGCCTACCCTTGAAATGGCGCAAGCATTTTCCAAAGACAGGCTTGCGAAAATGATTCGTGATACGCCTGTACTTCGTGGGAAAGTCAAGGATGCACGGGCGAGGGATTCCGAAAACACGATATTACACAAATCTTTCCCCGGCGGCCATATTACGATGGTAGGCGCAAACTCCGCCGCCGGGTTGGCAATGCGCCCGATTCGCATTGTCATGATGGATGAAATAGACAGATTTCCACCGTCCGCCGGGAGCGAGGGAAACCCCATAAAACTAGCGGAAAAGCGTACTACAACATTTTGGAATCGAAAGAAGATTAAGGTATCCACTCCCACAATCAAAGGGAGATCACAAATTGAAACGGAATACCTTTCATCGTCAAAAGAAGAATGGTGTGTTCCTTGCCCTTGCTGCGGAAAATATCAGCCCTACGAATGGGGGCGCATCCGTATTTCCGATGTAACTATGGAATGCAAATACTGCGGAGAGCATTTCAAGGAAACCGAATGGAAAGAGCGTCCGGGAAAATGGATAGCCGGGGCGGAGAATAAGAGAAAAAGAGGATTCCACCTAAACGAATTAGCATCCCCTTGGAAGCACTGGGAAGAAATCATAGAGGATTTCCGGGAAGCATACAGGGAATGGAAAGAAAACGGCGATATACAAAAGCTGAAAGTGTGGGTAAATACATCGCTTGGCGAAACATGGGAGGAAAAAGGGGATGCTGCGGATGAAGATGTTCTGCTAAAACGGCGTGAACGCTACACGGCGGATTTGCCGGATGGTGTCCTTTTAGTAACGTCCGGCGTGGATGTACAGGATGACAGATTTGAGGTTGAAATAACAGGGTGGGGAAAGGGCTATGAATCTTGGGGAATCCTGTACAGGAAAATACCCGGCGATTTGGAAAAAGAGCAAACATGGGAAAAATTAGAGAAATTTCTTGAAATGGAATTGTATTTTGAGAATAAAAATTCTCTTTTGATTGCCTGTACCTGTATAGACACGGGCGGACATTTCACGGCGGAAGCCTATAAATTCTTGAAAAAGATGGAGCGGAAGCAAAAACTGATTTTCGGGATTAAAGGCATGGGCGGCGAGGGAATCCCACTTGTAAACAAGGTATCGACAAACAACATAGAAAAAGTAAAAATATTCCTTTTGGGTGTAGATTCCGGCAAAGAAATCCTTATGGCAAGGCTGAAAACAGCGGATGAGGGGCCGGGATATTGTCATTTTCCCATCAATGCGGACAGGGGATATGATGAAACCTATATCAAAGGGCTTTCCAGTGAACAAAGGGTTATACAGTTTAAGGATGGCCGCCCGGTTCTGAAATGGGTAAAAAAGTCAAGCGGAACACGGAATGAGCCGCTTGACTTACGAAATTATTCTACCGCCGCCGCCGAAATTCTCCGCCCGGATTGGGATGTACTGGAAAAGAAAATCAAACAGGGCATAAATTACATGAAAAAGCAGCCAAAAACGGCGGCAAAAAAGAAAAAGACCGGGATTATCAACCGGGGGATACAGGTATAGAAAGGCGGCGGAAACATGGAAAGACTGGACAGGGCCAAAAGGCGGCTTGAATTATATTATAAGGCAGAGGAAGCCATATTGACAGGACAGGAATACACCATAGGCACAAAGCGGCTGCGCCGTGCCGATCTGGAAGATGTGCAATCAATGATAAAGCAGCTTGAAAATGAAGTGGAATCCCTACAGGCATCCGGGAAAAACCGTGCCTTGCGTGGGATTCCGCTTGACATCTAGGAAAGGGGCGGCAAGGCATGAATATTTTAGATAAAGCAATCGCCGCCATAAATCCGGCGGCAGCATTGCAAAGGGAAAAAGCCCGTTGGCAGCTTGATGTTGTACAGAAATTCCGAGATAGCGGTTATGATGAATCCGGGGCATCCCATTCCAAGAACTCAATGAAAGGATGGAACGCATCGAGCAAATCCCCACAAGAGGACATAGACCGCAATCTTCACACGCTGCGGCAGCGGTCAAGAAGCCTTATGATGTCCGCCCCGATTGCTGTATCAGCAATCAAAACCAATAGGACAAATATAGTCGGGGTTGGGCTGAAAGCCCGTCCTACGGTAGACAGGGCAGTATTAGGGATTTCCGAAGCGGAAGCCAAAGCGTGGGAGGACAAGACCGGGCGAGAATTTGAATTGTGGGCGAAATCAAAGCACTGCGACAGCACGAAAATAAATAATTTCTATGAAATGCAGCAGATAGCTTGTCTTTCGTGGCTGATGAATGGGGATGCGGTTGCGCTGATAAAGTACAGCGATTCGGAATCCGCTTTCATGCCTTACGGCTTGCGTATCCACATGATAGAATCCGACAAGGTTTGCAATCCGTATTCATCCGGCAGCTATGTAAATCTTCAGCAGACGAATCCGGCAAACGGAAACCGAATCTATAATGGCGTGGAGATTGACAAGGATGGGGCAGTGGTGGCATACCATATTTGCAATACATACCCTCAATCATCCCTACAGGCAGAGAAGAAATGGAAAAGGGTGGAAGCGTTCGGAAAGCGGACGGGATTTCCGAATGTGCTTGTGATATTTGAGAGCGAAAGGGCGGAGCAGTACAGGGGAGTGCCGTATCTTGCGCCAGTAATCGAATCCTTAAAGCAGCTTACAAGGTACAGCGAAGCGGAGATCATGGCAGCAGTCATAAACGGCTTTTTTACTGTATTCATCACGACCGAGAAAAACACGGCGGAAATGCCCTTTACTGGAATCCGGGATGATGATTCCGAGGATGCGGACGATGCCAGAAGTTACGGCTTGGGGCCGGGCATGATAAACATATTGGCCCCCGGCGAGGATATAAAGATGGCAGACCCGGCAAGGCCCAACACGAATTTTGATGCTTTCACGACATCATTTGCAAAATATATCGGTTCAGCCCTTGAAATACCCTATGAACTGCTTTTGAAGCAATTCGGGGCAAGCTATTCCGCATCCAAAGCGGCACTTGAAGAAGCGTGGAAGGCTTTTCGCATGAAAAGGGCATGGCTTGTAAATGATTTCTGTCAACCTATTTATGAAATGTGGCTTGTGGAAGCCATTGCAAAGGGGCGCATCAAAGCCCCCGGATTTTACCTTGATGCCGCCATTCGGGAAGCGTGGAGCAAATGCACATGGAACGGGCCATCACAGGGGATGCTTGACCCCCTCAAAGAGATAAACGCCGCCACAAAACGGGTTGAACTAGGAGTATCAACACGCCAAAGGGAAACGATGGAAATGAACGGCGGAAGCTTTGACGATAATGCAGAGCAGCTTTTAAGAGAAGCGGAGAAAATGGGCGAAATCAATCAATTATTGAAACCGCCAACGGATTCCGGGGAATCCGGCGATTGGGCAGAGGAAAAACAGGAAAGCGAGGAAGAAAAGCATGGCGAAAATTGGAGTTAAAGGCACGATTGTAGCAGATGACGATAAATGGATTTATGAGTATTTCGGAATCGCCGCAACGTGTCCGAAAGACATTCAAGCCGCAATCATGGAAGCAAACGGGGAGGATTTGGATGTGGAGATCAATTCCGGCGGCGGCGATGTGGTGGCCGGGAATGAGATTTACACGGCACTTCGGATGTACCGGGGGAAAGTCAACATTATCATTTCCGGCATGGCGGCATCCGCCGCTTCCTACATAGCAACCGCCAGACATTGCGAGATTTCCCCGGTTGGCATCTTTATGATACACAACGCATCCGGCGGCGCAAGGGGCGATTATCACGCTATGGACAAGGAATCGGAGATATTACAGGCAGTAAACCGGGCGATTGCCACGGCTTACATGGATAAAACAAAAATGAAACTTGATGATTTGCTGAATCTGATGGACTGCGAATCGTGGCTTACAGCCGAAGAAGCGTTAAGCTATGGATTTGTGGATTCCATCATTGAAAGCCAAGAGGATGCCAAAGGGGCCGCCGCAAAGGGCGGCTTTTCTGATGGCAAAAAAAAGACAGCCCTGTACAATGCGGCCACGGTTTTAGACCGGGAAACCATAGACAGGACAAAGGAAATGCTTGCCAGAGCGTCCGAAAAACCCGGAAACACCGCCCCGGAAGGAGTGCCGAAACCGCCGGAAAGTGTTTTAGATAACCAGAATCAAAAGAAAGTGGAGGTAAAAGAAATGGCAGACACAACACAGGAAAGCATCTCAACCGTTGAGGAACTTACCGCAAAATATCCGGCGTTAGTGCAGCAGATCAAGGATTCTGCAAGCCTTGAAGCTACAGCCGCCGAAAATGCCCGACTGAAAGCGATTGATGAAATCGCCGGCCAGATTTCCGACAAGATGGTGGCGGATGCAAAGTATGGGGAAAAGAAAGTCACGGCTGAAGCCCTTGCGCTTGAAGCGTTCCGGCAGAATGGCATCATGGCAGCGGCCGCCCTTTCTGATATGAAAGAGGACATCGGCGAATCCGGGGCCGGCGAAGTTGCGCCGTCCGCAAACACGGGGCTTGCGGATGATTCCGGGGAGCAGAGGGAAGCAAAGGTAAATAACCTTGCACAGAAAATCAAAGAAAGCAGAGGTAAAAACGCATGAGCGAGAATTTATTTCAGACCACAGGAACATTTACGCCCGATAAGCTGATAGCCGATAATGCAATCCCTACCACGGCAAAGGGAATCGAGGTTGCAAAGGGCGAGGGATTCTTGAAGCGTGGTACGCTGATGGGAAAAGCCGCTGATGGCACTTATAAGCGTACAGGAACGAAAGAAACCATAACGACCGGGGAGGGCGATTCTGCAACGGAAAGCGAAGCTACAATCGGGGCGGACTGTATCTTGACGGATGATGTGGCAGCAGTCACAAAGTCGGTTGTATCGTCCGGGTACATTTCCGGCAATTTCAACCGGGCGGCCGTGATTCTGCCTACGGGGGTAGAGATCGCAAACTATGAAACCGAGCTTCGCAAGTTGGGGATTTTCCTCAAAGCGGTACAGGAATATTAAGGAGATCAGAAAGGAGATTTTTATATCATGGCAGAATACACCACAAGAGAAATGATTGATGCGATTGAGGTAAATCCGCCCGTGCGGAATTTCCTCACAAAATGGTTTTTCCCGGTGGAGAGGACGCACGTCACGGAGAAAGTGGAATTTGATGTTAAAAAGGGCAAGCGCATCATGGCCCCGTTCGTTTCCCCCCGTGTCGGCGGCAAGGTAATCACAAGGAACGGATTCCAGACAAAGGAATTTTCCACGCCCCGGATTGCGCCGGAAAGGGAATTAACGATTGATGACATTTCCAAAAGGGCATTAGGGGAAAATGTCTACAGTCGGAGAACGCCTTCCGAGCGTGAGGATGAACTTCTTGCAACGGATTACAGGGAACTGGATGAATCCGTACAGCGGAGGGTTGAATGGATGTGCCGCCAGATTCTTTTCGAGGGCAAGCTGGATGTCGTGGATGTGGAGGCCGGCGTGGATGTACAGGTGGACTATGGCTTCACAAATATTTTCGTGCTTACATCCGATAATTATTGGAGTCTTTCAACCGTGAATCCGTTGCCTTTTTTGAAAGAAAAGCGGCGCAAGATTATCAAGGAAACCGGGAAAGCCCCGGATGTTCTGATTTTTGCATCGGATTTGATTGATGTGTTTATCCAGAACCCTTTTATCGTAAAGTCAATGGACATCCGCCATTTGCAGAATGTCGAGATCAAGCCCCGAATCGTGGACGATGCCCTGACCTACTACGGCAAGATTGCGGAATTGGGGCTTGAAATCTATGCGTATGATGAATTTTTCCTTAATGACGATGGAGAGGAAGAAGGCATTATCCCGGCCGGTGCTTGCCTTATGGCACATTCCGGCGGAGAGGGCGGCATTGAATACGGGCTTATCACGCAGTTGGAGGATAAGAAATTTCATTCCTACGAAGCCAAGCAAGTGCCGAAGATCTATTGTGATGAAAAGTCGGAAGTGAAAATGTTCCGCCTTACATCAAGACCGCTTCCACGGCCTACCGATGTGGAAAGCTGGTGTGTGATCTATCCAAACGGCCAGAGCAACGAATAAAAAACGATCAAGGAGGATACAAAAATGGCATATATAGCGAAAGTAAACATTGAAACGGCCGCAAGACACTACAAGCCGGGAGAAAAAATCACGGGGCATCTTTCCGATGCGGATGTGGCATTTCTGAAAAAGCACAATTTCATTGCAAGCGAGGATGATTTTTCCGATGCGGCGGAGGAATCCGAGGATGGCGGCGGAGATTTCGCCGGAATTACTCCCCCGATGGAAGCACTGCAGGCCCCGGAGGGCATCCCCGGAATCACGCCGCCCGGAGCGGACGGGGATTCCGCCGGGGGGATCGCCTACAAGGATGAATCCGCCCTTAAAAAACTGAATAAGGATGAGATCGTGGAGTATGCCGGGAGCATCGGGCTTTCACTGGATGCAGAAAAGCTGAAGGCTGATCTGATTGATGCCGTGCTGAATTACACGGAGGAAAAGAAAGCGGCAGCAATGCCGGAGTAGGTGGCAGAATGGGCTTTAAGGAGCAGCTACTTGATGATCTGGATGCCGTGTTTTTTAACCCGGAGGAATTTGCTGAATCCCACACAATCAACGGGGCGGAAGTGGATATTGTCGTGGACAACGACAAACTTGCGGAAATGTATATCAGCAAGGAAACCCACACGGAAGAATTGTTCACGGATTCCATTATGTTCTATGTACGCAAAAAAGACTTGGATTTTGAGCCTGTACCCGGTCAATATCTGGAATTTGACGGCCGGGGGATGCTGATTTCGGATGTAAAGACCGATGATGAATCCTATACCATTGTATTGGGGGCGAATGAATCATGATAGAAACCCGGATTGAGGTTGACAGCATCGAGGAAGTGCGGAAAAGGCTAGGGAGTTTGAGCCACAAAGCCCCGTCTGTACTCGTAAACGCAATCAACCGCACGACTACGAACATCAAAAAAACGATGGCACAGGAAACCGCCAAGCGGTACAACATCACTTCCGGCGAGGTAAAAAAGACCATCACAATCAGCAGAGCGACAAGGGCAAGGCTGCAAGGAGCGGCAGTATCAAAGGCTTCCCCGATTGCCCTTGCGAAATTCAAGGTAAGCCCGAACAGGAAAGTCACATATACATCAAAGGGCAAGCCATCGCCAAAGGCGTATAAGGTATCAGTCGAAAAGGGGCCGGCATCTAAACCGTTGGATGTTGACCCCAAAGCATTTATAGCGGTAATGAAATCCGGGCATCAAGGGCTTTTCCGCCGGAAAACGGATAGCAGCCTACCAATAAAGCAGCTTTTCGGGCCGTCCGTGCCGCAAATGATAAAAAACGATGGCAGCATGGAGCGAATACAGGCGGAAGCGGAAAGCACACTGCAAAAGCGTATTGATGCGGAGATAGAGAACATTTTGCGAAGGGGGTAATCCATTTTGACAGAAATAGATTTACTGGACGCATTAGCGGCGGAAACGGCGGCTGCGCTGAAAGGATTCCGGCTTCGGTCAGCAAAAGAAAATCTAATCCCTATCAACATCTACACACAGAACCTACCTACAAAAGAGGGAAAAGGGGACGAAAACCAATATCCCTATGTGCGTGTGTGCTTTGACGAAGAGGAAATTAAAAGCCGTGATGACCCGTTGGAAGTCTATGTGTACTTCATTATCGGGATTATAGACAAGGAAAAGGACAAACAGGGATTCCGGGATGTATTGCAGATTGCGAATACCATTTATCAGCATTTTTTCCGCAAAGGCATTATTGCCAATATGTTCCGCCCGGATTATCCTTTCAAGATTGCGCTGCAAAATGATGATACATACCCTTATTTTGTAGGCGGAATCGAAAGCAAATGGGAATTGCCAGTAATCGGAGAGGAGGAAAGGTATATTTGAATGAGCAGCGGATGTATATAGGCCCGTCAATCCCCGGAATCGTGAAATACGGAACGGTTTTTATCGGGGATTTGCCGGGAGAACTCACGAAAAAGGCGGCGGAGATTGGAAGCATCAACAATCTTGTGATTCCTATTGACGGAATCACAGCCGCAAAGAAAGCACTGTCCGAGCCGGGAAGCGTGGAAAATGTTTCTTTTAGCCGGATAGAAAACTATCTGAAAGGAGAAAAATAGAAATGTCTGTTTATAAGCATGGAATCAGCACAAGCAGAAAAGCCACGGCATTGACAACGCCCCTCACAAGTGCGGCAAATGTTACGGTGGTTATCGGCACGGCCCCGGTAAATATGGCGAAAGACCCGTACAACGCCGCCAATGTTCCTTTTGCGGCGTATTCGAAGCCGGATGCGGTTGCAAAAATGGGATGGAGCGAGGATTTCAAGAAGTACACAATCATGCAAAGCGTATATGCGGCATTCAATGTGTTTGCGGTTGCGCCGCTTATCATGATTAACGTGCTTGACCCCAAAAATGAAAAACATATAACGGCGGTAGCGTCCACGGCCTACAGCGTTGCGAACAAAAAGGCGGTTATCCCGGTGGAGGGCATCCTTCTGGATACAATCGAGATCACAAATGCGGACGCAAGCGAGAAATTAACGCCGGATGATGATTATGTGGCATCTTTCGCCGATGATGGCACTGTCATTATCGGCTTCACGGATGCCGGGGCAGAGAAAGCCGGGGAAAACATCAAGGCACTGTATACAAAGCTGAATCCCGAAGGCGTGACCTATCAGGACATCATCGGCGGATACAATGTTTCCACACGAACAAAAAAAGGAGCGGAGGTTATCGGGGATATTTTCCCGAAGCTTGGCATTGTTCCGGGTACGCTGATAGCCCCGGGATTTTCCCATATCCCGGCGGTAAATACTGCGCTTACGGCAAAATCACAGCTTATTTACAGCCTGTTTTCCTGTAAGGTGGTATCGGACATTGATTCATCCGCCGATGGTGCGGATTCCATCGACAAGGTAAAGGAATGGAAAAACAAGAACGCCTATTCCGACCGCCGGACTTTCGCCGTATGGCCGAAGGTAAATGTGGACGGCTATATATATTATTTTTCCGCACAGCTTGCCGCCCTCTTGCAGCGGTTGGCGGCGGATAATGGCGGCGTTCCGTCCGAATCATGCGACAACAAGGGATTGAAGATCAGTGGGCTTGTTCTGGAAGATGGTACGGAAATCATGTTCGATATGGACGAAGCAAACGATTATATCAATGCAAACGGCGTAATCACGGCCGTGAACATTGACGGATTCCTTGCATGGGGAAGCAATACATCCGTATATCCTCAATCTACGGATGTGGTGGACAGGTGGGTAACATCCGTAATGATGTTTGATTACATCGAGAATAATTTTAAGCGGAGTTTCTTTAAAAAGGTTGGCAACAAGACCAATTACAGGGAGATTGAGGATGTCGTACTGTCCGAAAATCTGACCCTTAACGGCCTTAAAGGTTCGGAAGATATTGCCGGGGGAGAAATTTCTTTCAGCATGGAGGATAACCCGATCACACAGATTCTTGGGGGCAAAATCCTGTTCAAAGAGCGGCTTGCCACTTATCCGCCGATGGAGGACATCGAAAACGAATTTGAATTTGACCCCACCATTTTACAGGCGGCACTGGAAGGAGGTAGTAACTGATGGCGAATCCGTATGAAATACCCGATAAAATCAACAATTTCAACGTGTACGATGGAAAATCGAAGCTGATCGGCATATCGTCCGAGATCACGCTTCCCCCGTTTGACCCGTTGACGGATACCCTTAACGTGGCCGGCATGGCCGGGGAAATCGAAAGCGAGGTTATCGGTTCTTATGGTTCTATGAAAATAGAAATCCCGTTTGAAAACCTTTCGGATGATTTCTTTGGTTTTGCAGCAAGCACGAATCCCGTTGTGCTTCGTGGTGCGATGGAGATTTTCAACACGCAATCACAGGCAAAGAAAACAATCCCTATCGTTATCACGGTAAAGGGGCGCACAATGAACATCAATCCGGGAGTGCTGAAAAAGGGAGGAAAGGGCCAGCCGAGCATCACGAAGGAGATCACTTATATCAAGCTTACCATGAACGGCAGTACGGTTGTGGAACTTGACAAGCTGAACAATATCTGCATCATGGGCGGCGTGGATTTGCTTGCAAAAATCAGAAGCCAGATATAAAGGGATATGAAAAAATAAAGGAAAGAGAGGAAAAAGCGCATGAAAGCAGCGGATGAAAGAAATATGGAGTTAGCCGCCGAGAATGGCGAGGAAAGAAATGTATTCCAGACGGAGCAGCCGGAGGAAAAGGGCGGCAGAGCGGCGGAGGGCGATTCCGGGGAGGATTCCGAAGGAGAATCTGACGATCTGGATATGTATGTGAAATTCTCAAAGCCCTATGTATTTGAGGATGATACATACGAAGGGCTTGATATGTCGTGCCTTGAAAACCTCACAACAGACGATTTGACGGAAATCGAAAAGAAGTTTTATAAACAGGGCATCGCCAGCTTTAACCCGGAGAATACGGCCGTTTATGCAAAGATCGTTGCATGGAAAGCAACCGGGCTTCCGATTGAGTTTTTCAATCAGCTTCCTGTCCGGGATATGCTGAAAATCAAAAGCCGGGTAGTAAATTTTTTCTACAGTTAGGAATCAGAGCAAAGGACGGACAGGACTTCAAGAAAGTTTCTGTCCGTCTTTCTATGTCTACGAATACCGGGATGGATTTCTTTTTAGGACTTGCGCTATCTGATTTTATCGACATTGCGAAGGAAGTGGTGGAGTATGGCAAGCAGCAAAAGGACAGAATACGAAATAGCAATTCAAGTCGGGGGAAAGGTAGCGGCATCATTCGGTAACAGCGTCCAGAACGTAAACAGCGGCTTTGATTCCATGACGAACATGGCGAAATCTGCCGCAAAAATGATCGCCGGGGCTTTTGCGGCCGTGAAAGTAGGGCAGTTTGTGACGGATGCCGTGGAGGTGTATTCCGAATTTGAACAGTCGATGGCGAACACGGCCGCCACGGCAAACGCCACAAGGGCCGAGTATGAGCAGCTTGAAGCGGCCGCCCGTGAAATGGGGAAAGCCACGACAAAGACGGCGGCGGAAGCGTCTGATGCGCTTGGATACATGATGCTTGCCGGGTGGGATGTAAACGAAGCGATTTCGGGGCTTGAGCCTGTACTCCGCCTTTCTGAAGCCACACAGATGGATTTGGCAAGATGTTCCGACTTGGTAACGGATTCGATGTCCGCCCTTGGCCTATCGGTAGATGATTTGTATGGGTATCTGGATATATGCACGATGGCGAACAATAAAGCGAACACATCCGCCGAAGCACTTATGGAAGCCTTTATCGGGTGCGGAGGTACGGCACGGACAGCCGGGGCAAATTTAAACGATACAGCAACCGCATTAGGAATCCTTGCCAATAACGGCACAAAGGGAGCGGAAGCCGGAACTGCATTAAACTCTATGCTTGTGCGAATGACATCAAAGGATGTCGCTATAAACGCTATGAAAAAATTAGGCGTGGCGGTATTTGATGATGCCGGGGAGTTTAGGGGGCTTCAAGTCGTGCTTTCGGAAACGCAAAAAGCACTTTCAAACTTGACCGCCGAAGAACAGGCTTCCTATATGTCAAAAATCGCCGGGACTAATTATTATACAGAAATGAGCTATCTGCTTGACGCAGTTTCGGAAAAGGCAGATGGAACAGCTACGGCGTGGGATTCGCTATCTGCATCACTGGATGATTCGGACGGCGCTTTAATGAACATGGCAAACACTGTCACGGACACGCTACAGGGCGCATTTGCAAGGCTTGATTCTGCGGCGGATGATGCAAAGATAAGCCTTGCGGATGCCTTTTCGGATGATTTGAAAGGGATGATTAACGGATTGGCTGAATTTATCCCGACATTGACACAGAAATTTATTGATTTTTCCACGAAAGCCGGGCCGAAAATCTCAAAGGCTTTCAAGACCATACAGAAAGGGGCCGGGGATGCGTGGAAAGTCATTTCAAATATAGGAGGGTGGATTTTAGATAATTTTGATGCCGTACAAGTGGCGATTGTTGGAATCGGGAGTGCTATTGTCGCTTACAAGGTTATCAATGGGATTATAGGAATGGTAAACGCTTTCAAAAGTATGTCCTTGGTGCTTACAAATCCTTGGCTTTTGGTGCTTGTGGGAGTGGCGGCTGCAATAGTCGGAATAGCAACCGCAATCAAGACCGCTGAAAAACAGGCAGCAAAAAGCAATCTAGCGGAGCATTTCGGGGATATTGCCCTTTCGATGGAGGAAATTTCCGAAGCGGCGGATTATCTTATCAGAACAGAGGGATTGACGAAAGTGGAAGAATCCCTTGCGGCTTTCGGGGAATTGGACGGCATTGCGGACAGTATGCAGGACAGCATCAACGCAATAAACAAAATGAACTGGAAAGTTTCCATCGGGATGGAGTTATCAGCCGATGAACAGGATTCCTATAAAGCGGAGATTGAAAACTACATAGCACAGGCACAAGCCTATGTAGAGCAAGAGCGGTATGCGCTTGACATCGGATTTTCTGCTATGAGCGATTTAGACCCGGATGAAAGCAATGCGGTAGATAAAATCCGCCAGTTTTACGAGAATAAGCAAGGCGAATTGTCGGAGTTGGGCGTAAAGCTTTCCGATGCCGTAACGGAAGCTTTTGCCGATGGATTTCTTGACATTGACGAAGCGAACAAAATAGCGGAACTACAGGCACAGATGGCAAACATAGAAAAAGCCCTTGCCACAAGCGATTTTGACGCACAATTAAAGGTTATGGAGCTTCAGTATTCCGGGGCGGAACTGGATGCGGAATCTTTTCAAGCTTTACAGGAAGAACTTGCAGCACAGACCGAAGCGGCGGCGGCTTCCTTTGAGGAATCGCTGCAAAAAAACCTTGCGGCGGCAAAAGTGACATTTGACGGCGGCGGAATGAACTTGGAGGAATACAATACTGCTGTAAATGCCTTTTATGAGGAATATCTTTCCGCTGTATCGGAATTAGAGGGGAAATCCCTTGATTTCCAGATCAACACCATCATGCAGCAGTACAGCGATGATGTGGACGCTTTCCGGGAAAACATGAATGAGGTTATGGCGGAATTTTCGGATGATGCCTATTCTTGGGATTGGACGGAGCGGCCGGTTATCATGATGGATGCTATGGTGCAAAGCCTGTATGACAACGATATTTCAAAAGATACAAAACAGGCCATCGCTATGCTGCTTGAATCTATGCAGCCATCCGTTGAGCAGATGGAGACCCTTAAAAAGAAATATGAGGATTTAGGGATGGAGATTCCTAAATCCGTACAGGAAACGCTTTCCAATGCCGACTTGCTATCTGCAATGACAGCCTATGATAAATGGTTTGGAACGGGCGGCGATGTAGAATCCGTTTGGAAAGTCGCACAAGACTATATCGTAAATAATGCGGATTATGAGGAAATAGAACAGACTTTAAGGGGGTATGGTTGGGAATTGCCGGAAGCCGTGGCGGAGGAACTGGAAACGGCGCAAACGGAAACGCTTGCCCCGGCGATAGATGGGATGTATGCGTATAGCGGCGATTACCTCAATGAGCAATTTTCACAAGGATTTGATGTATCAACGGATGTCAATGTTACGCTGAATCCTATTATTACCAATGCGGCCGCCGCTGCTATTAACATAGCCACAGCCGCCGCAAATGCGGCAAAATCAACAGGAGCAGCCGCCGGGATTGGCGGACATGCAGAGGGCGGAATCTTCGACAGGCCCCATGTGGCATGGTTTGCAGAGGATGGCCCGGAAGCGGCGATTCCCCTTGACGGCAGCAGCAACGCTATTTCCCTATGGGAAAGGGTGGGAAAACTGTTAGGCGTGTTTGATGGCGGCACGGCAGCCGGACAGGGGAAAGAACTCTACAACGGCGTGACGAACTACCAGACCACGAACGACAACAGCACATCGGACGAATCAACGGATTCCCGGCAGTTTGTTTTCTCCCCTCAAATAGAGATCAAAGGGAATACAAGCCGGGAGGATGTGGAAGAAGCCCTCAATATCTCAATGGAGCAATTCCGGGAACTGATGGAGCAGTACATTGCGGAAAAGGCGAGGGTATCTTTTGCTTAGAGGTGGCAGCACATGAAAACATATACAACGATACAGGGCGATATGTGGGATTCAATCGCCTATAAGCTGTACGGCGATGAAAAATATATGTGTCAGCTTATGAAAAGCAATTTAGAACTGCTTGATATTTTTATTTTCGGGGCCGGCACGGTTTTAAACGTGCCGGAACTGGAATCAGAAAAGGAAGCGGATTTGCCGTCATGGAGATAATGGGATGAAAACAGAGCAGCCGAGAGAAACATTGCTTGAATTATCGTATAACGGGATAAATGCAACCGGGGATTTTTCGTCAAAGTCGGAATCCTTTTCTTATACGGATGTTGCGTCCGGGGAAGCTGATACGCTTTCGCTTTCTGTAAGCAATACAACAGGGCAATGGCTTAACGGGTATATGCCGGAAGATGGGGATTATGTGGATGCAAGGATTGTCGTGCGGAATTGGAACGGCGAGGGGGATAACCGAAGCCTATCGTGCGGAAAATTCGACCTTGACAGCTTCAGAGCGTCCGGCTATCCAGAAACCGCCACAATCGGCGGAATCACTATCCCCATACGGACGAATTTCAATGTAACGCAAAAAAGCCGGACTTTCAGCAACACGACAACGAAAAACATTTTATCGGATTTGTGCGCCGGGGCCGGAATCGTCCTAGTGTACGAATCCGAGGATTACAGCATAGAGGAAGTGGAGCAATCAAAGCAGACGGATATGGAATTTGCTTTCAGCCTATGCAAAAACCACAACCTTGCAATGAAGCTGTACAATAGCAAAATGGTGGTGTACGACCAAACAGCCTATGAGAAAAAAGCCCCGGCGTATACTGTCCACAAAAGGGATATGCAGACATACAGCTTCGACCGGGCAAAGTCAAAACTGTATGACAGCGTACAAATCCAGTATGCAAATCCGGGAAGCGATGAAACATTGACCTATTCTTACACAATCCCCGGAGGAAGCGGAAGGCGGACGCTGTACATCAACGAACAGGCGGACACATACCGGGATGCAGAGATAAAAGCGAAGTCACAGCTTTTGGAGAACATCCGGGGCGCAATAAGCATCACTTTCCGAGTAAAGGGCGATACAAAGCACATAGCCGCCCGGAATATTCGGATTGAGGGAATGGGGAAAGCGGACGGAGTATATTTCATCGACCGGGTAACGCATTCCAAAAATGCAAAGGGTACATACACTTGCAGCATAAAGGCGCATCTTTGTGTTACGCACACGGATTTTTCCGCCCCTGTACCGCCGCCACAGGCACAGGCAGCGGCCGGAACTACCTACACGGTAGTAAAAGGGGATTGCCTATGGAATATAGCAAAAAAATTCTATGGCAGCGGCCCGAAGTATACGCTGATTTACAATGCAAACAAAGGCATTATCAAAAATCCAAGCCTTATATATCCGGGGCAAGTCTTAACAATCCCCCCGGCATGATCGGAGGAAACGCATGGAGGATATTATCAGAATCGGGAAAATATCAACAGTCAATTATGCGGCCGGCACGGCATCGGTTATATACACGGACAGGAACAACGAAGTATCCCCGTCCTTTCCGTTTTTTAGCTTAGTGTATGAGATGCCGAAAGTGGATGATACAGTGGTGGTTATCATGCTTCCGAACTCCACAACAAAGGGATTCATCCTTGGAGTGCCGTTTAGCGGCAAAAAAATCCCGGCGGAGAACGGACAAGGAATTTTCTATAAGGAATTTCAAGACGGCACAAGCATTTTATATAACCCCAAAACAAAGAACATGGAAGTATCCACAAAAAAAATCACGCTGAAATCCGTTGCCGCTGACAGCTTGACCGTAAAGGGGGAAATAAAGGCAAAGACCATCACGGCGGAGAAGATCACGGCGGATGATTTGGAAGTGTCCGGCACGGCGAAAATAAAAAATCTGGAAGTGTCCGGCACGGCAACCGGGCATTTCCCGGACTGATAGGAGCGTGGAAAGATGGCGGTTGGATACTTTGGGGATGTGGTTTTCTCTACATCGGATAAAAAAATACTTAGCTTCCGGGATTTCAAACTTTCCGCTTCGTCTAGTTGGGGCGAACACAAGAGGAACGGGCGGAAGTCTGAATGGGAGTTTCTTGGGCCGAATGCCGAAAAGGTGTCGTTTGTTGTCGTACTTGATGCCAATTATGGCGTAAACCCCCGGCGTGAAATCGAAAAATTGATTGGATATGTGGAAAGCGGCGCAATAAATCCGCTTGTAATCGGTGGGAAAAAAGTGGGCGGCCGGTGGAGGGCTACGGCTGTATCGTCCACATGGGGGCATATCATGAATGACGGAAAGCTTGTAAAAGCATCCGCATCCCTCACGCTTGAAGAATACGAATAGGAGGGCTTGCAGATGATCGCAATAGGCGAAATTGAATTTGAATTAAATTCCCCGGTTGAAATAGCACTTCGGAAAGAATTGCTTGACAATGCCGCCACAATCCTTTCGACCCTACGGGGAACGAATCCACAGGATAGGGGGATGGGGCTTGTATCAAGTGACATCATCGGGCGGCCCGTATATGCCGCAAAGGGTGCTTTCAGCGTACAGGCAATAGAGCAGATAGACAGATACGAGCCTAGATTGGCGGTTGTCGAAATAAATTTTGAGTGCAGAGAAGATAAAATAATTCCAAAGGTGGTGCTTACATACAATGGCGATTAACATTCAGAATCTTTATAATTTGCCGGATATTTCCGTGATTGATGATGTGGATATAGAGAGCATGAAAAAAGAAATGATTTCGGACTTTGAATCGAACTATAAAGAGGAAACGGGGGAATCCGTGACGCTTTATCCGGCAGACAAAGACCGCATCAAATTAAATGTGGTGGCAAACAAGCTTTACCAAGCTTATCAGTGCATAGACAGGGGCTTCAAAATGAATTTCCTTAAATATGCCTATGGGGATTATCTGAAACACTTGGGGGCGATGAAAAAGACATTTAAGCAGGATTCCCGGCCGGCCGTTACGGTACTTCGCTTTTCCCTTTCGGAAGCCCGTACACAGGTTACGGCGATTCCACAGGGAAAAAGGGCAACCGCCGGGGATAATGTCTTTTTTGCAACGGATGACTATGCGGAGATTGCCCCCGGACAGCTTTTTGTCGATGTTCCGGCCACTTGTACGGAATTAGGCACGGTTGGAAATCAGTATATCCCCGGACAGATTAACGCAATGGCGGACAAAATCCCCTATATTGCGAGCGTGGAGAATATCAGCGCATCGGACGGCGGCAGCGGAGAAGAAACGGATTCCGCTTTCCGGGAGAGGATATTTCTTGCCCCATCGTCTTATTCGACCGCCGGCCCGGAGGATGCTTATATATATTGGGTGCGGCAATACAATTCGGCGGCAATAGAGGATGTAAAAGTGAATACCACAAAGGATGCAGAAGTGGACATCCGGCTTGTGCTTACAGACGGGGCCTTGCCATCCGCCGCTTTCCTTGCCGATCTGACGGATTACCTCACGACATCCGCCATCCGTCCGCTTACGGATAAAATGTCGGTGGCTGCGCCGGATGTCGTGGAATATGACCTTGATTTTACTTACTATATCGGGCGGAGCAGCAAGGAAAACGTGGAAGCAATACAGGCGGCGGCGGAGGAAGCCAAGGATGCCTATGTGGCATGGCAAAAAACCCATATAGGGGCAGACATAAACACGGATGTGCTTGTGGAGTTTTTGAGGGCGGCCGGCGTGAAAAGGGCGGAAATTAGAAAGCCATCATACAAAATAATCACAAACACGGAAATAGCATCCGCAAAATCTGTAAAAATGGCTTATGGAGGGCTAGAAAATGATTAGTCTTTCTGAAATCGGCGGATTATATCTATCTACCCCGGCGAATTTAAAGGATGCAAGGACGAAAGCTTTCATGTATGCTTGCGACAAACAGATTAAAAAGCTGATAGAGCGCACGGAAAAGGTAAAAGTTTGGTGCGCCGTGGAATCAGTGGATGAAAAATACCTTGATTACATGGCAGCGGACAGCCGGACGCTTTTTTACAATTCATCCCTTGCGCCGGACGTGAAGCGCAAGCTGATAGCAAATTCTCAATATTGGTACATGAAATTAGGCACATCGGCGGCGATGGAAGAAATGATAAACATTGTTTTCCAGAACAACGACACAAGCATCGAAGAATGGTACAGCTACGCCGGAGAAGCGTTTCACTTTAGAATAGCGGTATCATCCGCCGTTACTACAGTCGAAATGTCCGAGTTTTTGAAATATGTAAACGAGGTAAAAAACGCCCGGTCAATCATTGACTATCTTGTTCTGCAAAGCAGAAGCACGCTTGTACTGCAAAATGATTCAGACTATAGCCGTCTGTCCTTTGAGCCTTGCAGCAATGATTTTTATTGCGGCACGGCCCCGGATTACGCTATGGGATTACATACGGCAGAAAGCGGCCTGCAGTTGTCCGGCAATGGGAAACTGTATCAAACGGAGCATGAGCCGGCCGGCACGACCCCGGATTACGCTAAGGGATTAAAACTTGCGGAAGGGATTCTTTCCGTTGGGAATGATGAAAGCGCAATTCCGTTCGCTTATGGCATGGACGATCAGACCGAAACAGGCACGGCCCCGGATTATGCTATGGGATTACAGCTTGCAGAAGGGGAATTGTGCGCCGAAAATGGCAGCAATTCACAATCTTTCGATTACAGCATGGACAATCAAACGGAAAGCGGCACATTTCCGAATTACGCTATGGCGGCGCAGTTTGCGGAGGAATCGCTTGATATTGCAGAATCCGGCGATGCAATCCCTTTTGAGTACCGTGTTGATAATAAATTTGCATCCGAGGATGTGTAAAGGAAAGGAGAGAAAGCACTATGCTAATGAGCAATGGAGAGATAGCGGCACTAAAGAACTATCTCAAAAACCGTGTGGCATACGCAAAGTATTATTCCGGCGGAAATTGGCACAAAATCGACGTGTACAAGGTTGATGTATTGCCGGACGGACGCTTTGCGGCTTACATCTTATTCGGGCATGATGCGCCGAATCAGATCAGCAAAATAGAATTTTACAATGTGGACGGCGGAATCTTTGCTTCCGGCACGGAATCCATCAATAAGGAATCGTTTTCTGAAGGAATCCTGTACCGATACACAATAGCGATTAAGCAGACCACGGAGTAAAAGGAAAGGAGTTAGTTGCAAAGATGTATATACCTGTTAAATGGAAAGACCATATTGTACAATTCATGCGCCGTTTCATGATGACGAATGGGGAGGGGCCGGGGCTTGTCTACTTGACCCCATCCCCCGGAGAAATTGAGCAGCAAGGAACGCCGCAAAGCGCAAGAAATTTCGGCCACATGGATTTAGGGATTCTGGAGGGGCAGCTTGTCGCTAACCTTATGTTTACGACAGGACGGCAGCAGGCCGGAGTGATCGAAAGCCTTACCGGGCAGCAGTTTGATGTGACACTTTCCAATTCCCGGAAATACCCGGCCACAAACGCAATCGCAACCGTGGCACTTACAAAATACCTCAACAATACGGATTATCAGCTTCACTATAAGATTTTGGAGTGTTCCGGCGGATATGTGGAGAGCGTGGAGTTTTACGACCTTGCGTCCAACGCATTCAAAGTAAAATACACCGGGAGCGCAACAAGCGCAAAGCTGCGAATCTATGTCACAGGAGGAATGTAAAAGATGGCTGCAAACGTGATAATAAAAACAGATGAACGCCGCCGGGACGAAGCCGCAATCCTTAAAAGCTTCAACGGCGGGGCCAGAGCCAACACAACCGCCCAAAATCGGGAATATGCCGAAGAAATCAATGCAAGGATGGGCGAGATCAAAAGAAAGGTAGGAATGAGAAGATGAAAGTTATCAACGCAAACGAGGGGCCGAAAATCCCTTATGATGTCAGCGGAAACAAAATCACTTTCGATGATGAGATCATGCTGAATCTGGAAAAGAAAGAAGCAGATGCCGATGTACATATCGACATTTCAACGGATGACTTCGGGGGGCTGATTACGGGCATCGGAAGGGATTATGTGGCACAAATCGACATTCCGGCAAGGGCTTATGAGGAAATCCCGGTGGAAGCGGAGGAAATGCCGGAATCCGGGGAAGCCAATGCGGAGGGAGATTCCGGGGAAAACGGCGGCGGAATGGGTGCATACGGCAGCAGAATTGACCGCATCCCCATCCCGTTTTCGATGGACAATGTTACATTGACATTATTTGCACTTAGGGAAGGAGTGGTGGAAAATGGCTAATTTTGACAGCTTGAAATTTGCAACGGAGGGCATTTCCGGCGGAAAAACAACAATTATCATGGATAACGCCGATTTGCCGTCCTTTATGAATCCCTTTTACAAAATGACGAATGCACAGCTTTTCGGCGGAAGCGAGATAGTACATTCCGCATGGAAACAGGGCAGCGTTGAAAAGGATGTTTTCTACGCCAGTAAATTCCTTAACTGCGTTGTGGATGGCCGTGCGTACAGTTGGCCGAATGTAATCCCGGCGCATTCATATAATTTTGATGCTGAAATGGGATTCTGCAATGCAAAAGGGCTTCATTGGCATCAAATGTCCTTTGCGGAATGGGCCGCAATCGTCCATTTGATGCACAAGATCGGATATGAGCCGAGAGGAAACAGCAATTACGGGAAAAGTCATTCCCATGTTTACGAAGTAGGGGCAAAGGATTCCGCCGGACGGACGGCAACGGGCAGCGGCCCGGTTACATGGAATCATGATGGAACACCGGGCGGAATTGCGGACTTCGTGGGGAATGTCTGGAAGCGGCTTTCTGGAATGAGGATAGTAAACGGCGAAATACAAGTGATGGAGGGCAACGCCCCGGCGTTGCAAGTTTCCCATGCGGCCGCTTCAACGGCATGGAAAGCCATCAAGCCGGACGGAAGCTTGGTAGACCCCGGCACAAGCGGAACTCTGCACTTCAACGCATCCGGCAACATCGGCACTTCTGTAGTGACAACAGGAACGCATAACAAGGCGTTTTCAGCGATTGCGGCGGCTGATTCCATCACGCTTCCCGAAATTATCATGGAATTGCTGCTTGCGCCTGTAAGTGGCGTTACAAATACCGGGCATTTCTGGATTGACCTTTCCGGGGAGCGTGTGCCTTTCCGGGGCGGCGGCTACGACAACGCTTCGAGCGGCGGTTCTTCGGCGTTGCATTTGAGCCACTTGCGCTCCCTTGTGGGCGGCAACGTCGGCTTCTTCTCCGCTTACCAGAAAGATTGATGCCTGTCCGCTGAAATATGTTTCCTGTTTGGGGCGGCGATAGCCGCCCCTATCTTTTGCATGAAAGGAATGATGGGATGGAAAAACAAAATCAACCGCCGGGGAATCAGACAGTGCAAGCGCAACAAATCCCACAGGATGAAATAAACAAAATGAATGAGGATAAAGCCGGATTTGTGACGCTTCAGAAAATCCGGGATTTGCTGCAATACCTTTATACGGCTTTTGTGAAATATCCGAAATCCGAAAAATTAGGGCTTGTGGCGGACTATAAGCAAAACCTGTATGAATTTCTTTTTCTGATTATACAGGCACGGAAAAAATATTACAAAAAGACCACGCTACAGGATGCCGATGTGCGGCTTGAAATGTTGCGGATGCTTAACGATTTATCGTATGACTTGCACTATATCGACATAAAGCGGTATGAACTGATTGCAAGGCAGCTAAACGAGATCGGGCGGCTTTTGGGCGGTTGGATTAAGAACGTGAACAAATGAAAGAAATGCAAATTGATTTATAGATTGTATTTTCTTCGGGAATGGGCCATTGGCGTGTGCCTATCCGGGGCGGCAGCTACAACAACACTTCGAACGGCGGTTCTTCGGCGTTGAATTTGAACAACTTGCGCTCCAATGTGAACGGCAACATCGGCTTCTTCTCCGCTTACCATTTGAATCAGATTTGCAAGTTTACGGACTTGCAACAGCATAACTAAATGGGTAAGGGGCTTATTTCCGCCCCGAAAGGGGATATTAAAACCGCTGCTAATGCAGACAGTACGCCAGACGGCGGAACGGCGCAAGCCATATTTGCAACGAGCAGCAACTTATAAAGGAGAATCAGAGCATGAAACAGTTTGATTTGACTTTTGATGAAATTGTGGATTTTGAAAATCTGCTTATGGCATACAGGAAAGCGGCCGGGAATGGAAAGCGTTACCGGGGCGAAACATTGAGATTCACGGCAGAATTGACCGAAGAACTTATCCAGATTCAAAATGAATTGATATGGGGAAGTTATGAGGTTGGGCCATACCGGGCGAAAGAAATAAAAATTCCGAAGCCACGCATCATAATGGCCTTGCAATTCCGTGACCGTGTTGTACAGTGGGCTATCTGCAGGAAATTGAATCCGCTGTATGAAAAGATGTATATATATGATAGCTACGGATGCCGAAAAGGAAAAGGGCCAGTAAGGGCAAGGGAAAGGCTGCAATATTGGCTTCGCAAAGTCAACAGGAGCAGCAAGAAACATTATATCCTTAAACTTGACATAAGCAAATACTTTTACAGAATCGACCACGAAATACTGCTGAAAATCCTTGCAAAGCACATCAAGGACAAGCGGATTATGAATCTGCTTGACAAGATAATAAATTGCGAGAATACGGCTTTCGGGCTTCCTTCCGGCTGTATGCCTACTGAATTGCCACGGGATGAATGGATTTACTCCACCGGGATGCCAATAGGCAATTTGACATCACAAATGTTTGCAAACATCTACTTGCACGAATTAGATTTATTTTGCAAACACAAGCTGAAAATCCATTATTATCAGCGGACGGCGGACGATATTATTATCTTGTGGCCGGATAAACAGGAACTTCACGGAATCAAGGATGAAATCGAAAGATTTCTGAATGAGGAATTGCATCTTGAATTGAACAGCAAGACCGCAATCATTCCGGCGAATCGTTCCGTGGAGTATGTGGGCGCACTTGTGAACACACGGCGCATCAAAATCCGAAAGAGTACCCTCAAAAGGACAAGGCGATGTCTGAAATGCGTTGCCAGAAAGTACAACGAGGGGCGGACATCTTTTAAGAAAGCAAACAACACTTACCAGAGTTACCGGGGGATGTTCAAACATTGCAGCAATCAGAATATTTATAACCGCCTAGCGGCGGAATTTGTGCTAATACCACATCGAAAATCGCCGCCATAATAGGCGGTTATTTTTATTCTAGCAGAAAGGAGATAATGCCTTATGTCTGAAGGATACAATGGGGAATCATTCGAAGTGCAAGTGATGGAGCGTTTGACACGGATTGAGGAAAAACTGGACGGCTATGGAGAATTTAAGAAAAGATTCTACGATGCCGAAAAGGAGTTGGCGATTCTGAAAGATGATGTCAAAGAAAACCTTAACCGAATCAAGCAGCTTGAAAGCCGGAATCAGTGGCTTGCCCGGACGGCTGCGGCCGCCGTTATTACATCGCTTGTCGGAGTGATTTTCTGTTTCGTGAAGCTTGGAATGGGAATTTGACCCCATACAGGCGCACGGAACGGGCGAGAATGCCCCCAAAAGAGCCGGGGGCAAGTAAATCCACGCCGGAAACAGAAAAGCCGTAAATAGGGCGCACAGGAACGCACAAGGGCATATATGGGCGGCGTGGTGCATGAAAAAAACAGAAAGGAGCATAAAGACCATGCAAAAACTGAAAAGCAGAAAATTCTTGCTTACCATCTTAACGGTAATCATTGCCGTATGCGGCGCATTGGGAAACACCGATTCCCCCTTGATTCAGATTATCTGCATCATTGTTGCGGCTGCAGCCACGATTGCCTATAACATCATCGAGGGGAATATTGATGCCGCCGCCGTTGCAACCGTAATCAAAACGACCGTTGACAGCGTTTCGGAAATCATGGAGGAATCCGGGAGCGCAAAGACGGGCGGAAAGATTGGCGGAATCAGCACAAGCGGAACGCCGCCCGATGAAAAGAAAAGCGAATAACTATTTGACCCACGGGCGGCAGCGATGCCGCCCTTTCTTTTTAACAGGAGGAAACGAGATCATGACAGAAAGAGAAGCGAGAAATAAAATTGTAGGCATTTTCACGGGATGGGCCGGCAAAAAGGAAGCAGATGGAAGCCACAAGTCCATTATTGACCTTTACAACGGGCATTCCCCTCTTGCAAGGGGGTACAGGGTAAAATATAGTGATGCGTGGTGCGCCACGGCAGCATCCGCCGCCGCCATCGCCGCCGGGTACACGGACATCATCCCGACAGAATGCAGTTGCGAAAAGATGATTGCGCTTGCCAAAAAGATGGGGATTTGGGTGGAAAATGATTCCTATGTGCCGGATTCCGGGGATTATGTCCTTTATGATTGGCAGGATAACGGAATCGGGGATTGCACAGGGGCGGCCGACCATATCGGGATGGTTGTTGCCGTGTCCGGCGGAAATATCCGCATCGTTGAGGGAAATATCCGGGATTCCGTGGATTATCGGGTAATCGCCATCAATGAGCGATACATCCGGGGGTATATTGCCCCGAACTATGCAGCAAAGGCGGACAGCAAGGACAAACAGCCCCCGGCGGATAATGCCGCCGTGATTTGGGGATTTCTCAAAGAAAAGGGGCTGAATGCTTACGCCATCGCCGGACTGATGGGCAATCTTTACGCTGAAAGCGCACTGAATCCCCGGAATCTGCAAAACAGCTATGAAAAGAAGCTGAATATGTCAGATGCGGAATATACCGCCGCCGTGGATGCCGGAACATATAGCAATTTCGTCCGGGATGCCGCCGGGTACGGATTGGCGCAGTGGACATATCACACACGCAAACAGGCACTTCTTGATTACGCAAGGGGAAAAGGCGCATCAATCGGAGATTTGACGATGCAGCTTGAATTTTTGTGGAAAGAGATTTCCGGGTACAAAGCGGTTATGTCCGTGCTGAAATCCGCCGAATCCGTCAAGGCTGCTTCGGATGCAGTATTGACCGGGTACGAAAGGCCGGCAAATATGGGGGATTCCGTCAAGGCAAAAAGGGCGGAATATGGGCAGCATTATTTTGACAAGCACGCATCCGGCGGAATAGCAACAGGGGGCCAGACGGCAAGCAATCCCCCGGCGGAATCGTCCGGCACGGTTTACACCGTCAAGGGCGGCGATACGCTATCCAAGATCGCCAAGGCATACAATACTTCGGTTGATGCCATTTTAGCGGCAAACAAGGGCAAATATCCGGCTATGACAAGGGATTATATCGTTGTTGGGTGGAAACTGGATATATAAGCAAAACGCAAGCGGAACATGAAAATGCCCCGGAATCGTCAAATGGCGATGCCGGGGCATTTTTTAACAGTCCGTAATTACATCATGCAGAAGGCTTGCAACTTTTTCAATGCTGAAATCCACGGGCGCATCATTGTATATCACATCCGCCGGATTTGTAACACATCCCTCAATCTGCTTTCTAAGTTGCTGCAATTCCTTGTCTGCCCGGCTTAATTCCTCATACTCCGCCCTTGACAAAATAGCCAACATACCAGATTCCCCCTTTCCGCCGGGGCGGATGCCCCGGCTATATGAT